TGCCCAGCAGAAACAGCAGCATCAGCAGCAGCACTTTTACTTCCAAATGTTGACAATGTGTCTACTTTCTCTTTAGGCCCCATTCTTAATCCTTTTTCAGAATCATAATCATCGCTCATAATATAATCAATCAGACCTTCAATCATCATACTGTCTGTTGAGCCTGTAAATGGACTTGGAGTGAAAACATTAGGGCCAGTCCTTTCTACTATGTCTAAAACATTTATTGGTCGACCTCCCTGATGGACTTCACCACCCTCCTGGTAGCCAAACCTTTCTAAGAATTTTTCAGCCATACCTTGATTTGCAGGATCACTAAGCATTTTTAATGCATCTTCTTTTTCACTCTCTGCATCCAGTCCAACAAAAGGATCATAGTCATATTGTTTTTTCATCGTCTCTTTCATTAAATCTGAACCAAATTGAGTCATTCCTGATGCTTTAGATTTATCTCGAAATGTCCTTTCTTTGCCTTCTGCATCCATACCTTTTATAAGAAGTTCAGTCAAGCCTGACTGCCCAAAAGGAGTATAAGCTAAAGTGTCTATAGAAACTGAAGAGGGGTCTAAGCCTAAAGCTTTAGCGTAACCTGCTTCTGAGTACGAACCATGAGGCGTGTACATTTCTTGTGGATTTAAATTCTGCAAAGCTTCATCATAATATTTCATTGCAGAAAAAAGTTCTGATAAATGTTCTTTTCTTCCTGCTGCTTCACTTTCTGGAAATTTGTCAACTGCTCCACCTTCTTGATAACCTTGTATCATTCCATTTAAAAACTTGCTTTTTAAGTAACCTGCCATTTTTCCTCCATGTTTTTTCATATCTGGCACTTTACCAGTCTCGTTCATCAGTTCAAGAGCATCGTAGCCAATCTTTTGAGCAGAGTCTCTTTTTATAACAAACTCCCCTGGTGTCAGCATGGCTGGTACAGTATCAGTATTCTTTTTAGTTCCCATTAATTAATTCTCCCCACAGTGATGTCTTACCATCTATTATTTGTATTATGTGCACTGTAAAATTTCCTTTATCATAAAAATCAACTATTGCAAATGCATGACTCCAATTGTGCTGTCGTCCACCAAGCCAAGCATTTTGTTCGTTTGTCATATCTTTTAAGCATCCCACACTCCATGCACTCTTAACTCCATCTAAATGAGTTACTGAGCTCTGCTGTAGATCGTGATGATGTCCATACATAACATTGGTTCCCAGACGAAGCAGATGATTCCTTGTATGCTGTACACCAGCAAAATGGTGTCCATGATACATTGCTAGTTTTCCCAGCTTTAAGTACTTCCCCATTGGATAGTATTTGTATCCTCTTTCTTTTAACTTTACACATTCTTTAAACCTATATTCCTTTAGATAAGGGTGCTCTTCAACAAACCTGTTCATCCAATCATCATGATTACCTTCAAGCATGTATTTATCTTTACACTTGGCCTTGTCAAGAGATTCATCTATCATGTCCATCCCTTTATTGACATCAACTATATCTTGATCAATAAAAGGAGTTTGATACTCTAGTGGAGGTCTTTTCTTTTTCTTCCACTGCCAGTGAGAGCAACCATGCCACTCTCCTACATCTCCTAAGTCAACATAAGTGTCTGGCCTTACTATTTCTATTGCTTTCTTTAAACATTTTATCGCAGGCATATCTGCAATTGGAAAATGCTTGTCAGGCGTAACAATAGCTCTTTTTACAACACCTTTATCTTTTTTTATTCTTTTCAAAAAACTATTTCAACTCTTTATATATTTTAATAAGCATGTACACTAAAGTAGCAATAGCAGCCATAGCACTGAAAAAAGGAGGAGCCCATTCTAGCCAACTAAAAGTTGAGCCTACAACACCAAAAGCTGCTGTTTTAAGAGTATCTTCCATTTACTTTTCTCCCTTAGATGCTACTTCTTGTTCTTTCATTTGCACTAAGACTTCTAAGGCTCCTTCAGCCTTCAGGGCAAGCTTGTTAAATTTCTCAGCTTCGTGCTTATATTGAGAAAGCTGTGCTTTTAAATTCTCTATAACTTCGTCATAAGACAATTTAGGATTTTCTATTTTTTCTTTTATTTCTTTATATTCTTTTGTTTTTGACATACTTTCTCCTATTTAAAAGTTTGCTCCAAACCATATAGGTTGTGGTTCTTCATACCTTATTCTAATAAAAGCGTCTCTATCAGTCCCTGTATAAAAATCTGCATAGACTTTAGAATTATCATCAGCATTGCTAGGCTCACTATCAGTATAGTCTTTTTCTTGGACTACTGTTGCACAAAACATTCCTGACGAAGAACCACTTGTCCCTGCATTTCTTTTTATATCAGTTAATGCTGTTTCATTTAAAGATATATTTGTGTAAGCTGAAGTGCTAGAAGGAGTATAAGAATCGCTGTAAGCAAACATGTCTCCATTGCTATTTGTCCCTCCAGAAGCATAAATGCAATTATCGTAATTTGAAGTTGCATTTAAAGAACCTGTTCCAATATGTTTAACCAACCTTTGAGTCCCAGCAGCAGTATGATAATAAACATTTAAACTTGCATTCATTATTGCAGCACCATAAGGCAAGTTAGACTGAAGGTCAAAATTAATATAATACCTAGAGCAACTATAAGTTGTACTGCCTCTTGCACTTTGTTTAATTGCATAAACAAAAGCTGTGTCTGAAGTAATACTAATAGCAGTACTAGTAGAGCCATCCCTTGCATCGCTCCAACTGCCTTGAAGTGTACGTGCATGGCCAGCATCATAACTAGGAAATATAATTTTAGTTTGATAAGCCATTATATAGACACCTTTGGCATATAATATGCTGACGATATATTTGTGTATGAATTAGCATCAGGTGTAACAGCTACCTGCTCAAACGATATATTGCTAAACCCAAACTCATTAAATTCTTTTTCAAAGTTATTCCAAAATGATACTTCTGCACCTGATTTAGCTTTAGCTTCTACAAATGTTTTAAAATTAAGCCAACTATCATCATTAAATGTGTCTAAGAATATACCATCATAAGTGCTTAGGCTGTCTTTAACAGCCCACCAGTCACCTTCTACAACAGTAACATTAGACTTATCTGATGCCCAAGCATTTAATCTTGTAAGTATTTGAGGGTGTATCTCAACTATAGTATGGCTATTTACACCTTGGGCTTGTATATAATCAGAACATATTCCCATACCAAATCCTATTTCTAATATATCCCCTTTACTTTGACAAACATACTCAGCTGTTTTTTCCATTATAGGGGCTTCCCAGCTCATCATAACTTCCATATTATTATAGCTTGTATCCACAATTTTTGTGTCGTTAAATGTTAATGTGTGGTCTTTAAATGCCATTAGCTAAAATCCAAAGCTGCACTACCATAGCATACTTCTGCTCCATCTGTTGCATCCCAATAAAAAGTAAGAATATCTATATCATTTGCTCCAGTAGAAAGAGTAGGAGCACTTCCACCAGGCCATTGAACTGTAGTTGTGTTTGCAGCTCCATCGTCATCAAAAACTTTATAATTTGTAATAGTTCTACTTCCAGTTCCATCTTGTTTTAAAACTAAAGTAAAACTTCCAGAAATGCCTTTTGGCATATTTAAGTTTAAATCTGTAATATTCCCACTACCAAATGTTAAAAAAGCTTTATTTCCTTCTGATTTAAAATTAACTTCTGTATCTGCTGAATCGTAAGTAGGTGTAAACTGAGTAAATCCAGCACCTGCCCCAAACTTACTATATCCATTACTTTGTACTTTAAATTTTTCTGCAGCAGCTTCACTTTCTCCAAGTTTAACGACAAAAGATGTTTTGTTCGCTGTTGATGTGTAATCAGCTTCTGCTATAAAATCTATACTTCCTGATTTTAAACCTCCATCTCCACTTTCTTGAGTTGCTTGAACATACAGACTTCCTACAATATCGTCAGCAACAATATCTGCATCTAGCATTACCAACCCAAGCTCAGGAGTAGCAACGCCAGATAATGTTAATCCTTTATTGTGAATATGTGTAAGCATAACATCTGAGCCTGCTCCAAATTTAATTATTGCACCATCACTGCTCAAAAGAAGATCATCTGCAATAGTTACATCATCTCCAACACTGGTAATATCTCCAGTAACAGTTAAATTTCCACCTATAGTAACATCATCAGGCAATCCAATAGTAGCTGTCCATCCCTCGCCTGCACTTCCTGATACTTCTATTTCATTACTTGTTCCTGAAACAGAAGCAAGATAATTTCCTGTAGTATGAGTAGTAAGTTCAATTAAGTTATTTAAACTGGTAGCACCTGTGCCACCATCTGCAACAGCCAATGTGCCTGTAATAGAGCTAGCCCCTAAATCGACAGCTGCCTCATTTGACTCAATTACAAGCCCACCATTTGATTTTAAATCTAAAGCAAATGTTCTAGCATTCGCCCCATCAAATGTGCCTGCAGAAGTAATTCCATCTCCTGCTGTTAAAGCATTGGGAACTTTTAATACTGACAGTGTATCAGATGATAATTCTATAGTCGAAGTGTCAGCAACATTTGTATTTAGCATTGTGCCTTCAACTGAGTCAGCAGCTATAGTTAAAGCACCACCTGCTGCTATTGTTGCATCTCCACTAACATTTCCAAATATAGCATCTTCAAAGTTAGAAGTAGTCATTTTTACAAGGTTCCCAGAGTCTGAAGTATCTGAAAGAATCATTAAATCATCTTGTGCAAAATCTGTTATTGCAGTACCTAGTGAGTCTCCATCTAGCTTATCCATGTCAATAGCTGCACCTGAAGCAATGGAAGCATTGACTACAGCATTAGATGCTAGCTGATCTGCACCTACTGCATCATCAGCAATCATTGCTTGCTCTACTGCATCGTTAGCTATAGTAATAGCTCCAGCACTATTTAAAGTTACATCGCCACTAATAGCAACAGGATTGTAATTTGTCCCATCAGCAACAAGCACATATCCAGATGTATTTGTATTCATAAACAAATCATCACCTGTAATAGTAAGATCGCCACTGACTGCTAAGTTGCCAGTAACATTGGCATCTCCACCACTTGGGACAATTGTAAGATCTCCACCTGAGCCAGTATTAAATGTAGTGGCATTACTGGCATCATAAGATAGTTTTAATTGATTGTCTGTAGCCTCTAATATTTCTAATTTAGAGTCAGGGTCGCTAACATTTATTCCTACTCTGTCAGTACTGCCATCAACAAACAAAGTATGAGTATCGTTATCTCCCTCAACCCTAAAGTCCATTGCAGTGCCCTGCTCGTTAAATACAACAGTACCTGTTCCTGACTCAGGGAACGTAATTATATTATTATTATCAGCATCTCTAAAGTTAAGGCTTTGACCATCAGCTATATCAATAACTGTACTTGTTGTTACTGATGTCCCTACAGCCTTTGTTGCAGTATCTTTTGTCCAGGTTGTTGCCATATATTATCCTTATATCCTAGGAACTGTCAAGGCCCTTACTCCAGACTTTCTTGAAGGGTACTTCTTGACAGAAGTTAAAAATTGATTGTAGTAGTATTGAGCTTTCTGCTCATTGCCTTGTTGTTCGAACAGTCTGTATTTTACATAATTAATTAAAGCAGGGTGCATTCCACTATCAAGGCCAGTCAAAGTAAATAAATCACTTGTTCTTGTAGAAGAGGTTGTAAGTTCTTCAAATTTAGAATGAAAGTGTATTCTCAGGCCCTTGGTTACACTAGAGTCAAGATATGTATCATACTCTCCTGATGTTAATCCATCTGTAGAGCTGCTAGAAGAAGCTTTTACGACAATGCCTAGCCTTTGGTCATCGTTATACCATGCAAAATAATCATCAGGATGTGTTCTTTTATTTGTTGCCATAAACCCTCCTAGTTAACTGTACTATTTGCACCATCTCCATCACTGCCATCTGTATCAGTGTCATCCTTACGAAGATTGTGAGCATCAACAAGCTTTGGTATTTTTACATACCTATTGTTTGTGTCAAGTATTTCCACTCGTATAATATCAATCATTGAGTCATCAATATCATAGTATCTTTGTTTTTCATTTAAATCTGTAGCTGCTGCTACTTGATAGTTTTGCTTTGTTGTAGCTATTTCATCTAAACCATCATTCATTAATTGGATTAACAGGCCTTCAGACTGTCTTCCCATTTGCATTTCTATCATATTTAAAAAGTTTTTAAGTGTCATGGCTTGTTAACCTCCATCATCTATAATAGCTGCAACTGTACATCTTACTGTTCCAGATGAAGTAGCTCCATGTAAATTGTCTACATCTACACCTGATGCTGATTTAAATTTTAAAACTATAGCCTCATTAGCACCAACTTCAACTGCATCTGCTTGAGCAGCTCCATCACCACCATCAAAAGTTAAATACAGTTTTGCTGTAGTTGCTGTAGATCCATCTGTTGTTCCACTATGCTTTACAAATAAAAATCTTACATCGTCTGATGTTGCAGCTGTGCCTCCTTCTGTAAAATCACCACTTATAAGATTAGCATGAGATGCTGTGACATCAACTGATGTACTATAAAACCACTTATCATTAGCATCTGCTTTCTCATATTCTAAAACTCCACCTAAAGTTGATTTTATGTCATGATGGATAGCATCAACAGAATCTGCATCGCTATCTGCTGCTATAGTCACTACAGGAGTCATTGATACTGCCCCTCTTGCTTTATCTGCCATTTCTTTCTCCTATTATTAAGCTGGAGGTGCTGCTGCAGTTCCACCACCTATAGCACCCATTGCTTCGTTAAAATCTGTTCTTAAATTTTGTAATTGTTGACTAACCCATTGATATAGAGCAGTCTGTTTTTGTATTTTTGCATTAAAGTTTTGCAAGTCATTTCCAAACTTAGCCATATTAGATGAGTTCGCTGTACTTACTTTTTGAATCTCAGCTTGATACTTCTGCAAAGCAGTATCAAAATCAGCTTTATTTTTCTGCAAATCATTTGTAAATCTAGCTGTCTCACTATTAATTTTTGCATTAAATGAAGATAAGTCTGTAGTAGTCTGAGATGTTGCCTTTCCTATTTCTTGAGTAAACTTTTGAGTTTCATTTTGTACTCTTTGTGTTTCTGCTCCTAACTGTTGTCCATACCTTGATATTTTTTGAGAATATTCATCAACAGCTTCTCTATACACATTAGCAGCATTGTTAACTTTCGCACTATACTCAGATATTTTAGCTTGTATTTTTTGACCTCTTGCTCCAGACAATTCAGCATCCTCATCATCTAAGGCTGTTTCCATTTCTGTAAAATCGCTAGCAGTCTCAACCACTTGAGATATATAAGTAAAATCTGGTTCTGCTGGCAATGAAGGAGCAACAAAAGTAGGAAATGAAGGTACGTTGCTTAAATCAATGTCTGCAGGAGCTGAAGGCATAACGATGCCTGCAGGAGCAGTGTATGTAGGTAAGGATGTAGATATAGTTTCTATTACAGGGACTGATAAATCAGAAGGCAATGTAGAGTTTATTTCTACTAGCTTTCTTTCGCACACTCTTATACCAACATACAATATAACAATATGCCTTGTTTTTATAGGTAAATTAGGTACTTCAGTAGCGTTTGTTATATCATAATCATTACTGCCACTAGCAGCAAAAGATTGATAATTCCTGTATTTAATTTTAGCTCCATTGCTATCAGGTGTTGGGATTACAGTTAGTGATCCATCTTCTATGTACCATGCAGGGTCTAATGCAGTAGCCTCTTCGTAGTACCCAGATGAAGCTGCATACTTATAAACACTGTCTATAGGTATTTTTCTGCATTGAAAAGCATGTGTCCCATTGCTTCTAGTTACAAGTAAAATGTCATCTTCAGATAAATTAGCAGCAGAAAATGTTCCTGATGTTATCGTAGACGTAGCTGATTGAGTTAAAGCTGAAGATTGAGGTAAGTTAGCAACAACCATTCTGTGGCCCTCAGTAAAGAAATCAGCTAAAGCAGAATCGTCAGAAAAATCTATATTTGTTAGATTGTTAACTTGTTCTTTTAAAGTCTGCATTATCTTCCTTTATTCCTGTCTGCTATATCTTGTTCCATTGTAGTAGAGCTAAATTCAACTTGAGTTTGGCCTGACCATGTTTTTCTCATATTAACATAATCAGCACAATTGTTGCTTTTTAGTTCAACTTTATTCGTAGCCTTTTCAATAGGCACTACCTTTTTCTTGTTTTTATCGTATACGAAAATAGCCATTATTCAAACTCATCAAAAAGATCACTTTTAAAAAGATTTTTTTTCTTTTTTTTGGTAGTATCAGCAACTGCTGATTTTTTCTTTTTGCCACCTTTTGTATGTAAAGTTTTTCTTGCTTGTTCAAATTTTTTATTTTCTGCTTTTCTTAGTTCATTCTTTTTCTTTAACTCTGCCCTCATTTTTGCTAAAGGTGAATCAGACTTTACTTTCCCACCTTCTGCATAACCCTGGATGTTTTGACTTCTATCCATAGCGTTTACAACTCCTCCAGCTGCAAAACCTTGCATGTCGTCAGGCATCATTGGGTTCTTCATGTCTACAATACCACCTTTTTGGTAATTCATTACCTTCCCACCTGTCTGGTAGCCTTTTACTTTTTTCTTAGGCCTTCCTACTTTAGACCCATATGTTCCTTTACCTTTTGGCATAACGCCTCCTCATTAAATATTTGTATGTTTATGATGTTGGTATATTGTAGTCCATAGCTACAACCATAGTTAGCACCCTATCGCCCTTTAAAGCACAATGGCTCACAGAAACAACAATGTTGTTAGCATCATCTAGAGCTGCAATGTAATCTTGAACATCTCTTGCTATTGTTCCTGTAGCTCCATCCTGAGCACCTTCACTAGCATCATGTATAAAAGTTTTTACTTTTGTATTTGTATCGCCATATACTGCCATTTTTTCTCCAGTTAATTATTAAATTTTTATGGGATTCGTGAGGAGCCTGTTATTGCCAAATCATAACCTTCAGGCGACAACTGAGTTGCACCAGCTCCAAACAATTCAACTGCTCCAGTAACTGCTCCATTTACAGCTTCATTAGCTGCTGTTCCAGCTGCAACAGAGCCAGTCATGGCATTTCCAGTTGCAGTTTTACAGACAAATAGAACTTTAGTTACTACTATTTTAATAGCGTCATTATATCCACTAGGAACAGTTGTGTCTAATGCCCCCATGTATTGTATAATGTCATTATCAGCATATGCAGTTGTTGCTGAGTCTAATCTAGATTCTTTGCAGTCACCAGCAAAAGTTAACACTTTTTTAACTCCACCTAGTTCTTCTACAAAGCCCTGTCCATAGCTATTACTATTTTCATTAAATACATCACTTCTCATTTTACACGCCCTCCAAGTTAATAAGTGCATGTGTCTCAGGAAGAGTAACTTC